TGGGGTTGTACTCACCAAATTGGTGGGCAAGCTCGCTCACTGCCTCGCGGTCCCAGCCGCTGGCGTCAGCCATCAGGTCCAGGCAAGTCATGTTCAACTTGGACCTGTGCGACTCACAGTGGCCATGCTTGATGATCCTCTCCTTCCATTGGTCCTTGGTAAGACCGCCGGGGGGGACATCAGCAAGCATTTTCATCATGAGCTTCTCGTCACCAAAGACTGCATTGAGATACACACGTTGTGCATTGTTGAACCGGCGCGCGTAAGCGGACTTGTTCAGCGAATGCGGGTTGTGTAGCTCAGTGCAGTTCGTGGTGATGATCATCAGCCGCGACACCATGTTGCACAAGCCCTTCGTTTCAAAGGCTTGCGGCAACTGGTAGGGGGCATCGGAGATGAGCTGTGTGATATGAGCAGCAAGCTTGTTCAGCACGGTAGAGTCTGTAGACTGTTGAAAGTCCTCAAACGAAATACCGTACTGCCCAGCGTACTGCTCATACCCGAAGCTCTCCTCGGGACTTGCCGTGTACACGAAGTTATCGCGCAGTTGCACCGGCGTCGGTGTGGCTGGCAGGTCCTTCGAAAGCTCTGGATGCGCCAGAACGGCGGCAAACATAGCATGCCTGAACGTGTACGTAGCCATGTAGGACTTTCCCACAGCTGGGGGACCCGTGAAGGTCACCACAACTGGGGAAGGCCTACTGTGGCTAGGCACATGAGCAGACGACGTGAAGGCCATCACAGTGCGTGAAAGCTCCCGCGTCAGGATGTTGAACTCAGGGCGCTGAGCTTTGTGAAGGATCTCACATAGCTCAGTGGCCCTAGCCAGGTCCTCAGGCGTCCGATTACTCTTGATGTTCTCCAGCAAGGTGACGACTTCCAGCACGACCGTCTTAAACGGTCGGCGCCGGTAGTCGTCATCAAACACGGAGTCATCATAACCGAGCATCCGGACGATGGCCCTGAAAAGGTTGCCACCTACTTCGGACATGGCTTCGGTTGCCCTCTTGTAGTTGCCAAACCCTGCCAGCACTTTCGTGACGACATCGGTCAGGCTCCTACAATTCATGAGGGCAACGGCGGCGAAGAGCAAGATGCCAAAATCAGCACCCTGCTCGTGGTGTTGGGGCCCCACGTGAGCGGGGTTCGAGAAGAGAGCGCTGGCACATCTATTATAGATTTCCAGCACTCCCCTAACGATCCACTCAGCGTAGCCGGTCACACCCAGAGTGGCTGCCACAAGGGCAGCCACAAAGAGCGCTACGGCCACGGGGGGCGCGTCTTTCGCCAGATCGACGAGAAGACGGCGGACATGGGCAAGCTGATCCATACAATACACGCCAACGGTCTTGAGCAGACCGAGGACGGTTTTGATGAAGTCAGCACAGGCGTCGTAAGCAACAGTGAACCAGTGGTGGACGTTTTGGAAAACGCCCGCGAATCCGGCGAAGAGCGCGGCGCAGGCCTCCTCAAGTGTCGAAAACACCCGAGCGAAACCATCGCCAACCGCGCTCGTAACGCCGGAAGCAGCTCCGCGTGCGAAGCTGCGACCGGCGCTCTCAGCCAGGGCGTCAAGCCCAGCATACTCCACGCACTCTTTAAGAGCGCGCGGGCCAATCCCGATTGCATCAGCCACCTTGGCAAGCGTGAGTAACACGCCTTGCTCGATGTGGTCAACTTGCGTCATCTCTTTAGACAACACAGCCATGGTTCTCAAGGTCTCAAGTCTCGCTTTTCTGCTTAGGTCTCGCGACGTGCGCTTTGAATCACACGACCAACTTATCACAGAATACTTAATCGCTTGGGTGAGTTTGCTGTCCTCACCAGAAGGTTTTTGGGTGTCA